CCCCGCGCAAGGTCTGCATCCGCTGCCTACACACAGGCCACCGGAGCCACGCCTGCCCATTACCAATTCTGCAGCCGCAGAAAAGCGAAAACCCCGCACTGCGCGAACAGGACGGGGCTTCTATCAACGCCGACCAAGAAAGGAAAACGGCATGACTAAGCAAATGATACCCCAGGAGGCAGCATGAATTGCAAGCCTAACGATCTGGCGGTGATTTCCTACCCAGGGAACTCGTACGACGGCTACATCGTGCGGTGCGTCCAGTTTGTCGGTGGCGAACATAACTATTGGAGGATTGATCGACTTCTTCCAGAGCAAGCCCAGCCATGGATTGCCGACTGCATTTTGCGCCCCATCCGCGACCAAGATGGCGAAGACCAGACCCTCACATGGGCCGGTAAGCCTGCCGACATCAAGACGCCGGAGGCCGCATGAGCAAAGCTGTTGAGTTAGCTGGGCGCAAGTTTTCCCGCCTCACCGTTGTCGAGCGCGTATGCAGCACGCATGAGGGCCGCGTCCAGTGGCGATGTGTTTGTGAGTGCGGCGCGTCAAGCATTGCGACTGGCAAGAACCTTCAAAGCGGAAACACAAAGTCATGCGGATGCTTGCAGCGCGAAGCGAGAAGCAAAGCTACACAGGCCAATGTGAAGCATGGCATGTGCGGAACACCAACATACAGAACTTGGGCGTCAATGCTGGAAAGGTGCAACTCACCGAAGGCAAGAGGCTACGAGAACTATGGCGGCAGAGGAATTCATGTCTGCGAGCGATGGAAAGAGTTTGACGCGTTCCGGACCGATATGGGGGATCGCCCATGCGGAAGAACACTGGATCGCATTGACGTAAATGGCAACTACGAGCCAGGCAATTGCCGATGGGCGACAGCAAAGCAGCAAAGCAGGAATACGCGCGTCAATCGATATGTCAATGGCGTAACTCTTGCCGAGCTAAGCGAGTCAACAGGCATTGGCTACACGACTCTTCGTGCCCGTCTTGAAAAGCGGCCAGGTGAAGACCCGACCGCGAGGCCGGTCAGAAACAAATCATCTGGCAATGCAGCAAACCCCGTACGCCTGCCAGCAAAGCAGCGGGAGTTGATCTGATGAACCCGCATCAACTCTACAGCGCCGAAAAAGCGGCATGGCTTCGCGCCCACCCTGGCGCCACGCCTGACCAGATCGAACGGGCCTTCCAGGCCATCGCAGAAAGGCTGGGACTCTGATGTCTGGTGACTGGATCAAGATGAGAACTTCACTCCTGACAAATCCAAAGGTCAATGGGATTGCCAGGGCGCTTGAGTGTTCGGAAAAGGTAAGTGCCGCGCTTACGACCGGATTTCACGGAAGTATGCGTGACATCGTTACGCGTAACGTTATGCGACACGTTACGGTGTCTGCGTTACTCGTTATTTGGGGGGCAGCAAACGAACACACAAAGGACGGTGTGTTCCGTGGCGCTGACCTTGCCGACATCGACGACATGGTTGGCATTCCAGGCTTCGGTGAGGCTATGGAGTCGGTTGGATGGGCCTATTTTGATGATCAAGAGTTCACCGTAGCGCTACCGAATTTCGAGGAATACAACACATCCGGCGAACTGAGAAGCGCAGGCGCAAAGAGCGCGGCTCAGCGACAAAAGGAATACCGCGAGCGCAAGAAGTCCGATCTATCTGAATCTTCCGCAAAGCGTTACGTCACCAGTGACGTAACGAATTACGTAACTGGTGACGTAACGAGTAACCGCAGAGAAGAGAAGAGAAGAGAAGAGATAAAACCCCCTACCCCCAAGGGGGAGCCCGATGGATTTTCGGAGTTCTGGGAGATTTGGCCTGCAACCACTCGAAAGCAGTCCAAGGGCAAATGCCTCGAAGTTTGGAAGAAGCAGAAGGTCGAGTCAGTAGCCGCTGACGTAATCCGGCATGTCAACAGCCTCAAGACGTCTCAAGCCTGGACCAAGAACGGCGGCGAGTTCATCCCGGCCCCGCTGGTCTACCTGAACCAGCGCCGCTGGGAAGGCGCCGGGGTTTCCGAACCGGCCTCGACGCTGAATTTGATTGGAGCCATCTGATGCGCGGCCTCGATCAAGTTGTTGAAGCACGCAGGAAGGGCATGAAACCACCCTACGTTGCGCTATCTGACACCCACCAGCTAGAGGGGTGGCTTGGCGACATTCGGATTGAACTAACGGACGTTCCTGAGCTTTTGGATTTGCGGGCGCTGGTCGACCTGTTTGTGGTCGTTCAAGGCAAAGACGGCGATGCAGTCAGCCGGTGGGCAGATGCCGCAGTCAAGGCGGGGGCATCAACCGTCATTGCCAAGGCTGACGGCGCACCGTGGCGGCACTTGCGGTTGATGGGGGTGGATCAATGAACCTCATCCCTGACGACATTGATTGGTCAGCCTACGAGCGCGAGACGGAAACGGCCTCGAAGGTTCGCCCAGCCGGCGAATACCTCAAGGTGATGGCGGCAGACCTTGGCCGGCCTGACGCGGTGGAGCCTGGGTCATATCTGCCATGGGAGAAGACGCACAAGATCTTCAAGTTCCGCCACGGCGAGGCGACTTTATGGGCTGGCGTCAACGGACACGGCAAGAGCGCCGTCACTGGCATGGCAGCGGCCTCGCTGGTGGCCCAGGGCGAAAAGGTGTGCATTGCCAGCTTCGAGATGAAGCCGCGCAAGACCTTGCATCGCATGGTGCGCCAGTTCATGGGCCTGAATGATGCGGAGCCAAGGCCTGAGGAAGTGGCCGTGCTGCGCGACATCTACGAGCAGTTTGCGGCCCTCTGCGAGAAGCATCTGTGGCTGTATGACCAGCAGGGTACCGTCAACGCTGACCGGATCTGTGCTGTGACTCGCTATTGCTTCAAGGAGCTTGGCATTCGGCACATGGTCATTGACTCGCTCATGAAGTGCGTGGCTGGCGAGGACGATTACAACGGCCAGAAAAAGCTGGTCGACGAGTTGACCGCCATCGGCCGCGACTACTCCGCGCACATCCACCTTGTCCACCACTTACGCAAGTCCGGCAAGGAGACCGACCAGCCCGACAAGAACGATGTGAAGGGGTCCGGATCGATCACAGACCAAGTGGACAACCTGATGTTGGTTTGGCGGAACAAGCAAAAGGAACTAGACCGCCAGGCCGGAAAGATGGTCAACGAAGAAGACCCCGACACCATCATTTTTTGCCGCAAGCAGCGCAACGGCACCGGGTGGGAGGGCGCAATCAAGCTCTGGTTCGACCCGGAATCCATGCAGTACACGGCCTACCCCAACAGCACGATTGACATGAACCCCTGGCCTCACCTTGAGCGCCAGAAGACCTATTAACCCAAGGAGAAAGCATGCTGAACGCAATCGCACATGGCCGCATTGGCCGAGACGTTGAACTCCGTTTCATCCCCAGCGGCGAGGCCGTGGCTGATATTGCCATCGCCTGCAACTACGGCAGAAAAGTGGACGGCGAGCAGCCGACTCAATGGGTCAAGGCCACGCTTTGGGGCAAGCAGGCCGAAGCGCTCGCGCCATATCTGACAAAGGGTAAGGGCATCGTCGCCGTCTTGCAGGACGTGAATATTCAGGAGTTCGAAGGCAAGAACGGCAAGGGCCACTCGCTTGTTGGCCGCGTGGTGAGCATTGAATTTTCGATCAGCCAACCCCGCGAAGAAGGCGATGGCGCTGCCCCGGCCCGCGCTCCCGCTCCCGCTCCAGCCCCCCGCGCACCGGCACCGCGCCGGCCTGGCGAGGCTGCTGGTTACGGCACGGGCGGCACGCCGGCCCGCACGGGAGATGCTGCAGGGTGGAGTGCTGGCACCGGCTTCTCGGACATGGACGACGACATTCCGTTCGCCTTGAACCTATGCGACTTCGCTGTTGCCAACAGCAAGACCCGCCGCATGAACCGCGCCAACTTCGGAGGCTAATCATGACCAAGTATTACCAACCCGCCCCGAAGTCCGTCTCCAAGAAAGTGATGGACTTCTTCAAGCGCTACTACCCCCTGCAATACACCACTGGGGCAGCGGCGGGAATGCTGAACATCAAATACGGTTTGGTCAGCGATGCCATCTGCAAACTGCGCAACCTCGGCATCCTCAAGACCGATGGGAAGGAGGGGCACCAGTTCAACCCAGATCACGGCGTTGTGATCGGCGCAGCGCCAAAGAGGATCAACATCACCATTAGCCGCCCAAGCCAGAAGCAGGCTAAGCAAGCGGAATACGCCGACAGTCTGCGCCGCGACAACGAAAAGGCCGCGGCACTGAAGGCCAGCAACTACACCGGCTATGAGCTGACCGCAGAAGACCAAAAGAAGATTCAGCGCCTGGGCCACGCTCCGAACATGGGCATCAAGCACTACGTTGACCCGGCCAGCATCAAGCCGTTGCCAATCGGCGTTTACGCATTTGAGCCGGCGAGCTGCGCGGCAATGGCGGCGGCATGAGCAACGACCGCCTAACACTGAGCCTTCAAGACGCCCAGACCGCAGCGCCTCAACTCGCCCAAGCCTGGGCGTGGATTAAGGCCATGCTGTTGGGCGGTCACAAGCTCACGCTGACGGTGCGCAAGGAAACCCGCAGCCTGGCGCAGAACAGCCTGATGTGGTCCTGCCTCACTGACCTCTCGGAGCAAGTGAAGTGGGATGGCACCCGCCGACTCAAGCCCGAAGCCTGGAAGGACTACCTCACCGCACACCTGAACGGCCAGGACTTGGTGCCCAACATGGACGGCACCGGCTTTGTCGCCATTGGCCGCGGCTCTAGCACCTCGGACATGACCATTGCGGAAATGACGGCGGTGATTGAGCTGGCGCACGCCTTCGGAGCAGGCCGGGATGTGCAGTGGCGCCGAACCAGCCTTGGGCGCGATGTGCCGGATGAGTGCTGCGCGCCGGCCAAGCGCGAGGCATGCACAGCATGAAGCGAACCCCCATGAAGCGCAGCGCCCCTCTCCGTGACACGAGTGCGGCCAGGGCATCAGCCAAGGTTAGGAAGTGCCCCGTCAAAAAGGGCGGGTGTGGGCAGTATTTCACTCCGCTGCTTGCCAAGCAAATCGCGTGCGGCCCAGATTGCGCCGGCTCAGTCGGGAAGTGGCAGGCTGAAAAAGATCGGGGTACGGCCGCGCTTAAGGCAGCTAAAGAAGAGCGAGCAAAGGATAGGGCGACACGCGAGCGCCTGAAAAGAATCCCGGACTTGATCACTGAAGCGCAAGACGCCTTTAACAAGTACATCAGGCTACGCGACCAGGGAAAGGGCTGCATTGTGTGCGGTGACCTGCTGACCATGGGCGGCATTGGCGGAGGGTTCGACGCCGGACACGTTCGCGCCCGCTCAGTAGCCAGTCATCTGCGCTTCAACGAGTTGAACGTGCACGGCCAATGCAAGCCCTGCAACGCACCAGGCGGAACCCTGCCCCATGTCATGCGCGAGGCAGCAATCAAACGCATTGGCGAGGCGGCGTATCTGGCGCTTGAGAACGACAACAAGCCGCACAAGTGGCAACACGACGAACTGCGGGCAATACGTGACGGCTACAGGGCTAAGGCCCGAGAACTGGAGAAACAGCTATGAGATCAGCCATCCCAGTGAATAACCGCCGCCGCGATTGGTTCCGCATCTTGCGCGACCTGATGGCGGCCGGCGTTTCCATGTCCGCGGTCGCGCGCAAATGCTGCCGAGATGTGGGCACCGTCAGGGCATGGGCCGAAGGTGGAGAACCAAAGGAAAGCGACGGCCGCACCGTCCTGGCCATGTACGCGCTTCACTGTCCGCGCCAGTACCGCGAGCACCAGGCGGCCTATGCCATCACGGTAGGCATTGCCGAAGTGATCGAGCCCGGCCAACCCCTCAGCCTGCCATTCGTGCGGGATGAGGACGAACATTGCGGGGTGACCTGATGGCTCGGCCTTCAAAGCTAACCCAGGCGCAATGGGATGACATCGAGCGCCGCATGTCAGCGGGAGAAAAGGCAAGCGACTTGGCGCGCGAATTTGATGTGCACCCATCGCAGCTAACGCGCCGGGTTTCGCAAGTTTCGCAACAAGTGCGAAATGTTGCGCAAAAGGTTGCGGAAGCACAGACCGCATTAGCTGAACTCCCGGCGCGCCAGCAGTACAGCGCACTGAGTCTTGCGGAGAAGCTGCAGAACATCAGCCAGAGCTTGGCAGCGGCTGCTGAGCTGGGTGCCGCAACTTCGCACCGGCTGTCTGCCCTGGCCAATGTTGAAGTTAGCAAGATCGACGACGCCAAGGTGTTGAGCACTGAAAGCATGGATGCCATGCGAGGCGTGGCTGCCTTGACCAAGCTGGCCAATGACAGCAGTTCGATTGCCTTGAACCTGCTCGCGGCCAACAAAGACAAGAAGGGCGATCAGCCGGATATGGCCGACCTGGCGCCCGTGTTCAACGTGACAGTGACAAGCGAGAGCGAAGCATGAAAACGATCATTTCCATTCTGATGCTGGCCGTGCTGTGCGGCTGTGGTGGCGGCAGTGAGCCCGACGACGACAAGGCCGGGGTCATGCCGGTGGATTGCAAGGCGAAGCCGGAGGTGTGCAAGTGATGACAGACCGTGAATTGCTGGAGCTTGCGGCCAAGGCTGCGGGCATCAAGTACGACCCGGAGCAATCCAGGCCGCATCCAAAAAGCGGTGCATTCTGGGGTCTGTGGCTGGTCTATGACTACGAGCCCGGCGACCATGCCCGCCGCTACTGGAATCCGCTCACAGACGACGGAGACGAAGCTCGTATGGAGGCTGCATGCGACTTGGACGTGGAGTGGACCTTGGAATGCGTGTTTGTTGGCCGAAACATTTACGAGCTGTACGCAAAACACGGAGGTGACAAGCAGGCCGCACGTCGGCGTGCAGGTGTCCGAGCAGCAGCAGCTATGGCGCTCAGCGAATGACCGCACCCACCTTCAACGTCAAATTCACCGCCAAGCAGAGCAGGGCGCTGAAGTCGCCTGCCAACGAGATCCTGTACGGCGGCGCGGCCGGTGGCGGTAAGTCTTTCTTCATGCGTGCGCTGGCCTGCATCCTCTGCGGCCTGATCCCTGGCCTGCAGGTCTACCTATTCCGGCGGCTCAGCGATGACCTTGAGAAAAACCACATGGAGGGGCCGAAGTCTTTTCATGTGCTGCTCGGCCCGTTCATTGCGGCGGGCTGGGTGCGCATCGTTGAGCGTGAAATCAGGTTCTGGAACGGCGCCAAGATCTACCTCTGCCATTGCCAGTATGAAAAGGACGTGAGCAAGTACCAGGGCGCCGAGATTCACGTTTTGCTGATCGATGAGCTGACCCACTTCAGCGAGACGATTTATCGCTACCTGCGCAACCGGGTGCGGGCGCCTGGCTTGGTGATACCTCCGGGCGCCATCGAGATGTTTGCCAAGCAGTTCGGCGTGGATCTGCGCGCCAAGATTCCGCTGATCCTGTGCGGCAGTAACCCGGGCAACGTGGGGCACCAGTTCGTCAAGGCCACTTTCATCGACGGCACGATCCCGTTCGAGGTGCGGGCCATGAGCGACGACGAAGGCGGCATGCTCCGGCAATACATCCCGGCCAAGCTGGAAGACAACCCGCAGTTGCTGAAGGATGACCCAGGCTATGAAAAGCGCTTGATGGGCCTGGGCTCCAAGGAACTGGTGAAGGCATACCGTCACGGAGATTGGAACATTGTTGCCGGCGCCTATCTCGACAATATCCGCGAGGACAAACACAAGCTGCCCAGCTTCACACCGCCCAAGCACTGGACGCGCTTTCGTTCGATGGACTGGGGCAGCGCTAAGCCCTTCAGCGTGGGCTGGTGGTGCATCGCTGAGGCCGAGTGGATCAAGTTCAAGGACGGCACGGAGCGCATGCTGCCCGCCGGCGCATTGGTGCGCTACCGGGAGTGGTACGGGTGCCAGCGTGACGAGAACGGCCGGCCGAAGCCCGACAAGGGATTGCGCCTCACTGCTGAGGCTGTGGGCCGGGGCATCAAGGACCGCGAGGCCGGCGAGACGGTCGATGAAACCCTGAGCGTGGCCGACCCGGCCATGTGGAAGGAAGACGGCGGCCCGAGCATTGCGGAGAAGATGCTGCGATGTGATCCCAAGCAGCCCCTGGCCAACGTGGGGCCTCGGTTCCGCTCCGCCGATAACACCCGCATCGTGGGATGGCAGCAGGTGCACGCGCGCTTGACGTTTGAAGGCATGGAAAACGAAGAACCCATGATCTTCATCACCGAGGACTGCTTCGACTGGTGGCGCACGGTCCCGGCGCTGATGCACGACCCGGCCAAGCCCGAGGACATCGACACCCGCATGGAAGACCACGCCGGGGACGATACGCGCTATGCCTGCCAGTCCCGGCCAGTGAGCCGAGTTCCAAAGCCGCGCCAGCTGGCAGCCGGGCCCAAGCCCTTCACACTGGATTGGGTGATGCAGCAGCGGGCAAGCTAGACATTCATGGAGAAAACGCGGTGAGCGTGCGGGCCAAATGCTTGCATGAGCATCGCCGCACAAACAGTCGCCCCGAACTTCGGCCACCGCCGCAGCCTGACGGCTTCCGAGCTGAAGGATTTGCAGGAGCCGTGTGTCATCTTTGAGCATGAAGGCTGGGATGGCGAGCTGCAGGCTTACTGGGTCTACACCATCGGCGGATGGCTCCATGGCGAGCCTCTGGCCATGGGCTGCACCACGGCCGGCGATGTGATCATCATCAGCGGCGTGGACTCGCGCGAGCATGCCGACGCTGTGGCCTCGCTGGGCCTGCAAGACACCATTGAGATGCTGCACCGTGAGGCCGAAGCCTACCGCGAAGCCCAAGGCGCGCTTGATCGCCTTGCCTCCATTTCCAAGCTGGACCGGTTGGAAGCCGCCACCAAGCCAAACGCCGACAAGTCTGACGCCTTTGTCAACGATGTGAACGCCATCCGTCCGCTGATTGGCGATGACATCGTGCTTGCGGCTGGGGCCGTGAAATGAATCTTTGGTGTGCGGGTTCGAATCCCGCTCGCTCGCCGAGAGTTGGCAATGAGCAGGCGCAAGGAATGGTCTGTTGTCATGGCGGGTGTGCCCTTCGGAAGAGGGCGCACACCAAAGATCCCTCGGGCGGTGCGGCCCGTCGCTTCGCACCCGGCTGGTAGGGCCGTTCTCTGCCGATTGATCTGGAGATCATCATGTCGAATAAAGCACTCTCTCTCGGTTCGATGGGCTCGGCAGTAGCCGGAATCCTCGTTTCCGGCTCCACCAACGCCACACCCATCGTCATTACCTTGGCGGCTGGCCATGGCTTGAAGAACGGCGACCGTTTGGCTTTGGCTGGTATCACCGGCAACACCAATGCAAACGGCGAATGGACGCTGGCGAGCGTCGGCACCACAACTGCCACCCTGGTCGGCTCTGTCGGCAACGGTGCGCATGGTGGCACGGTGCGCGCAGCCATCGTGCTGGACACCACCCCGACGATGCGCAATCACAGCGCCGCCCTTCACACCTTCGGCAACATGGTGGGCACGGTGGACATTGAAGCCTATGAGTCCTACACGGACTTCGCCGCCGGCACCAATACGGGAGGCGCAATCGCTCCGGTGCTTTCACCATCTTTCGGCACCAACTCGGCCGGCTCGGTTTCTACGCCAGCCAAGACCACATTGACCGCAGCAGCGACGAATGCGGGCCAGGCGGCTGAAGTGAAACTGGCGCGCTATATGCGCACCGTCTGCACGGCCTACACCTCCGGTACGTTCGGCGCCGTCCTCGAAGCCTAAGCGGAGTCTGAAGCATGCCCGGTGAGTTCATCAACGGCCAGCAGCCGCCAGTCATTCAACCCCAGGCCCCAGCGCCTGGAGATGCCCGTATCGTGTCCGAGCAGGACAAGAAGCTGGCGCAAGACTGGCTCAAGCGGGTTGAAGATGCACTCGCTCGGCCTGCTATCAAAGACGCTTTCAAACAATTCGAAACGAACCGCAAGCTGTTGCGCGGCAAGCGGCAGAGCGAAGAGCAAGGCAAGAAGCTGCGCACGAATCTGTACTTCGCCAATCTGGCGATGATGCGGCCGCAGATCTACGCCAAAGACCCCGAGTTCTCGGTGACGCCCACCAAGGCGGTGGCGCCGGCTGAGTTGCCGCTGGTGCGCAAGTTTGGCGAGACGGCCGAAGCCGTGCTGAGCCAAGTGCTTGTGACCGACTGCAAGCTGAAGAAGCGAGCCAAGCGGTTGCTGACCGGCGCTTATACCACCTCAATCGGCTGGTGGAAGCTGTGCTGGCAGGAAGACACCAAGCGCGACCCAATCATCCAGAACCAACTGGATGACACCCAGAACAACATCAAGCGGCTGCAGCAGCTGCGCGATGAGATCGACAACCCGCAGAGCGGCAACACCGACACCGATCTGCAACTGGCCCATCTGCACCAAACGCTGGCCGGGCTGGAAAGCCAGGCCGAAGTGGTGGTGTCGCGCGGCCCGGTGCTTGATTTCGTGCTGAGCGAGGATGTGGTGATCCTTGACGCTGGCGTGCGCGAGCTGGGCGACTACGAGCGCGCGGGCGCAATCGGGCACCGCGTTTGGTTCACCCGCGAATCGTACAAAGAGCGGTTTGGCTACGAGCCAAGTAAGGGCACGACCTACCGCGAGCAGGCCGGCCAGATGGCGCGATCTGCCAAGCAAGGCGAAACCGCCGAAGACCTCTATTGCGTCTGGGAAATCTGGGACAAGAAGTCCAATCGCGTCCTGACAGTTTGCAATGGCGAGGAAGGGTTCTGCACGCCACCCTTCAGCCCGGACTGGACCGGCAAGCGCTGGTATCCATTCTTTGCCTTGGCCTGGAACGAGATCGACGGCACGTTCTACCCGCTGAGCGACATCGAACTGATTGAGCCGCTTGTCACCGAGTACAACGAGCAGCGCGACGACTTCGCAGCTGATCGTCGGGCTTGCTTGCCCCTGAACGTGGTTCGCAAGGGCGGCACGCTCACCGAAGAGGACACCAAACGCATTGCCAACCGCAAGGGCGGCGATGTCATCACGGTGGAAGGCGTGGGCGGCCAGCCCATCGGCAATGACATCTGGTCGGGCCAGTTGGGCCAGATCGACCCAAAGAACTACGACACCAGCGCCGCGCGCGCTGACATCGAGCAGATCATCGGCGGCGGCGATGCAAGCCGCGGCTCTGTGCTGCAGGCCAAGACGGCCACCGAGGCCGAGATCCTCAACCAGGGTCTACGTGGCCGCAGTGCCGAGCGCCAGGACACGCTTGAAGATCTCTTGGCTGAGATCGGCAGCTACACACTGCAAATGTGCCTGCGCAAGTTGACGCCGGCCGAGGTTCAAGAGATTGCAGGCGAGCAAGCCGTGTGGCCGACGATGACCGCCGAGCAGGTGTTCAAGCAGGTGAGCATCCGCGTTCGCGCTGGCTCCACGGGCCGCCCCGATCGTCTGCAAGAACAAGACCGCTGGACGAAGCTGCAGCCCGTCATCAAAGAAACGGTGATGACCGTCTCCGACCTGTATCAGAAGGGTCAAGTCAAGCTCGGCCAGGCCCTGGTGGAGATGCTGCGCGAGACGCTGCGCCGCTTTGATGAGCGCATCGACTTGGAGCAGTACTTGCCCAAGGCGCCTGAAGCCGACAAGGCTGACCCCGAGGTTCTGCAGCAGCAAATGGAGCAATTGAAGAGCCAGCTTCAGGCGGCGATGGAGGAGCTGGAGAAAGAGCGCGAGACCAACGAGAAGGGCTACATCACGGCGGCCACCACGCTGGCCACATCGGCAAATCCATTGGCCGCGGTGCAGGCCTTCATCGGCGCCATGCAAGCGGTGCGTATGGGCGAAGAAAGCATGGAAGAAACGCCCGAGCAGCCCGAGCAATATGAAGGCTCAGAAGAAGGGGCACAGACCCCTCTCGCTCAACCTCAGCCCACCATGTAGCCGCCATGTTCAAACGAAACATTTTCTTGCGTCACCTGCCATACCAAGCCCCGTTCGATGACTCCGGTTCTGCTGGGGGCTTTGATGGTGGCGACGGTGGCCAGGCCATTGCTTCGCCTTCTCCTGCACCGGCTCCCGTTGCTGCTCCCGCGCCTGCCGGCCCGGCGAGCATGCTGGATGCGATCACTCAAGGCCTGGAGACTGGCGGCGCACCCGCACCGGCTCCCGCATCTGGCCAGCCGCGCGACGAGGCCGGCCGCTTCACGTTCAAGGATTCGGCGGGCAATGCCGTAGATGCCCATGGCGCCTTGGCTCCCGATCAAGCCGCAGCCCTGGCCGCGCAAGCAGCGGCAGCGCCAAAGCTTGGCGCCGATGGCAAGCCCTTGCCCGCAGCCGAGGAAGACATCACCCAGATGCCAGAAGGCCTGGGTGGCAAGGCTCAAGAGCGCTTCCAGAAGCTGGCCAACACCAACAAGGAACTGTCTGCCAAGCTGGACGAGGTTCTGCCTGGTGTTCAGGCCATGCAGACGATTTGGCAAGAGAACCAAGTCAAGCCCGAGCAGTTCGAACAGGCCATGACCGTGGTTGGCATGATCAACCGCGGCGACCTGGACGGCGCGCAGCGCGTTCTGATGGACCAGTTGCAGCAGATCAGCCTGATGACTGGGCAGCCGCTGCACGTAGACCCCCTGGCCGAGTTCCCAGAGTTGCGCCAGCGTGTGAACTCGCTGTTGATCTCCGAAGAAGACGCGATTCAGCTGGCCCGAGCCAACCGTACGCAGACCTTGCAACAGCAGAACCAGCAGCGCCAAACACAGCTGGCACAGCAAGAGCAGCAGGCCCAGCAGGTTCGGATTGAGGCGACCAATGCCGTGGATGCGTTCTGCAAGCAGATGCAGGCCAGCGACTTGGACTACAGCGCCATTGAAGCCAAGCTGCTGCCCGTGCTGCCTCAGATCCTAGACGGCGTGCCCCCCGCGCGCTGGGCTGATGTCGTCAAGACGCAATACAAGTTGATCAAGGACGTTGCCGGCTCACGCGGCGGCGCTCCAACCGGCGGCCAGCCTTTGCGGGCTACCGGCCAGGCATCGCCATCGGCGGCGCCCAAGACCATGATGCAAGCCATGTTCCCGAACGGCTGACGCCAGCGACGGAGCACAAGCGCGAAAGGCTGGAGTCGCGCCCAGCCAAACTAGCGGCTAGCACCGGGCCGCGCCCATCAGGGCAAACCGGCTGCAAGTGGCGTTAGCCCCATCGCCCAGGGCATGCAAGACGCGATTGCAGATTCGTCACCTGCAAGGGAGCCGCAAGGCTCAGTCAAACCATGCACGGAGGCCAACATGCCATTCTCAGCACAGGACATCATCGACGCCGGCAAGATCGGCCTCGACTTCTATCTCGCAAACAACCCGGTCGACCAAGTTGCCATGGACCGCGTTCTTCTGAAAGCCTTGCAGGCAAAGAAGAAGGAAGCCCCAGGCGCGAAGCAGTTCATCGTTGAACAGCTCCGCAAAAATTACCAGTCGAACTTCCAGTGGTTCAACGGCTCCAGCGTTGTGGCCTACAACCGCCGGCAAACCATCGAGCAAGCGAACTATGCGTGGCGCTCCTGCCATGACGGCTTCGCCCTGGATGAAGACCGCCTGGCGCAAAACGGCATCACCGTGACCGATGACCGCAGCCCGTCGTCTGCCTCGATGGCCGAGAAGATCCAGCTCACCAACCTGATCGAAGAGCAGGCCGAGGTGCTGAAGCTGGGCTTCCAAGAACAGTTCAGCTACCAGTTGCACGCCGATGGCACCCAAAGCACCGACGCCATCACCGGCCTGGACGGCTTGATCTCGCTGACCCCCACTTCGGGCACGGTCGGCGGCATCGACCGCTCGGCATCGGCGAACGCCTACTGGCGCAACAACGTAGCCACCGGTCTGACCACCACCACCGGCACTGGCACCATCTTGAACAGCATGGAGGTCAGCTACCGCGCCTGTATGCGGAACGGTGGGCGCCCTGACTTGATGGTGGCCGGCTCCAACTTCATCGACGGCTACCGCAACTTCGTGCTGAATACCTTTGGCCGCATGGACTTTGGCCCGAGCAACCGCAAACGCGTGGAAGGCGGCACCGAGGTTCTGACGTTCCAGGGCACCGAGGTGCAGTGGTCGCCCGAGTTCAGTGAGTTGGACGCACGCTTCGCCCCGGCAACGGCCTGGGAAAAGCGCATGTACATGATCAACACCAACCACATCAAGCTGCGCCCGCTCGATGGTCACGACATGGTGAGCCGCAAGCCTCCCCGTGCCTATGACCGGTACGAGTACTACTGGGCGGTGACTTGGCGCGGTGCCGTGACCATGAACCGCTCCAACGCGCACGCGGTTCTGGCCCTGGCCTGATCCACCTGGGCGGCCTGCAAACCCTGCCGGCCGCCCGTTCCTCTTCTTGGTTTCCTTGATCCTGCAAACGGCGGTCTGCAGGGGCTTTGGCCGGGACGGCCTGTCGCTGACCCGGCCCTTTTTGACCGCCACCAGCCAACACCTCATAGAAGGAGCCGACATGGCAACAGCTGCCCCCCGTAAATCCGCCGCATCGGGTAAGACCCTCTCTCGCCGAATCCTTGTCAACGTCAAACGCGATCAAACGGCGGCCACGCCGCGCGTGATCTGGGCGCATGAGTTCCCCATTCTTGAAGCGATCTTTGGTGAAGGCAACGTCACGCAGTTGCCTGCTGAAAGCCTGGACGAAGGCTACAGCGCCAAGGCCGGCGGCGAGATTCTTCCCTTCAACAAGAAGCAAGACACAGCCCGGCGCCCGAGCGAGTCGGTCGGCATCGGCTTTGTGTTCACCGGCGATGCCCGCAGCGAGTTTGAGCGCCTGGCCGGCGTCTATGAGCGCGATGCCGAAGTGAATCAAGCCGTGGTGGAAACGGTCTACGGCCGCTTTCAAACCGGCATCTTTGAAGCCGCCTTGGGCCTAGCTGAATACAGCGACATGCCCGACGCCCAGTTGCGCGAGCTCGTCATCGGCCATGGCTATCTGCCCCTGGTCGGCCACGACTCCAGCCCAGAAGAGCGCAAGGAAGCCGAGGCTATGCGGACCAAGCTGAACACCATGGGCCGCGAGGAATTGCTCGCTCTGGCCGAAGAGTTGGCCGGCGCTCTGGCCTGATCCTTCCCCCTCACGACAACACGGAGTACATCAAATGCAAATCCTGATCGAGAAAGACAGCGCCACCAAGGTGCCGCGCGAGTGCACGCTGGAGCAAGCCCACGCCCTGGTGGCCCAGGGATTCACCGTCCACGCGGTGGGTGACGATGGCAGCGAGCAGCCCTTGCCGGATCTGCCACAGGCTGACGATCAGCCGGAAGACGCGCCCAAGGCCACCGCCAAGAAGGCCAAGGCCTGATCATGGCCTATCGCACGCTGGGAGCACTCCGGGCCGAACTGCTGGCCCGCTTGGGTATGGCCGGCCTGGGTGCCTCTGGCGGCGCGAACTCGGCTTTGATCGACTCTTTCTTGCGCAATGGTCAGGCGCAGCTGTATTGGATGCAGGACTGGAAGCGCCTAACCGATTACAAGGACATCACCACAGGGGTGGGGCAGAACCTCTACGACTACCCTGACTCTGGCGTCATGGGGGCCAATGGATGCTCGCGCGATCAGCGTCTTTTGCGCATCGAGACCAAGGTGAGCGGTCAGTTCGTAAAAATCACTGAGGGGATCACCACATCAATGTGGTCCACCATGGATGCATCAGGCCAGCCGGAGCGCTTTGAACGATTCGCCCAGATCCTGACTTACCCGAAAGCTGACGCCGCGTACACCTTGCGCGTCTGGTTCGTGTCCGACTTGAAGCCATTCACTCAGACTGAAGATGTCGCCACGCTGGACGACGAGATGATCTTGCTGCACGCCCTGGCCAATGCCAAGGCCCACTACCGACAGCCTGACGCCCAGGTCTACCAGGGCCAACTCAATGCGCTGCTTGGCAGCTTGCGCTCGCAAACCTTCAGCACAAATGGAGTCTATCGTCGCGACGAGGAGCCCGCCGCTCAGCCGCGGCCCGTGGTTGTCGGGCGCGCCTAGTAATCCTGTGAACTTTCCCGCCTCGGCGCGGGTCAAAGTGCTGGTATGCCCAGCATCACATACAACGACTTCAGCGGCGGCCTAGACCGTCGCCTGCCAATCAATGTGCAGGAGGCTTCGCGCCTCTGGATTCTGCGCAATGCCTACATCACGCTCGGCAAGCGAATCAAGAAGCGGCCTTGCCTGAAGCTGCAAGCCGACTTCAACCTGGCCAACTCCTACGGCCTGGAGACGGTGAACGGCCAGCTTGCGGTCTTCACCAGCCGCGGCACGACCATCGACATTCCCAGCGGCATTTCAGTGCCAGGCGGTGGCGGTGGATCTCTCCCCCTCATGACCCAGTACCAGCTGGATTCTCCCGTGGTGGTTGACGCCTCGGTCGAGTTCCTGGGCGTCAACTGGGCCGACATTTTTCAGGGCTATCCCTACGTGGTGGCGCGGTACAAGGTCACCTATTCGTCGGCTCCTCCGGCCATCGTCTACTACCGCACCAAGCATCACTACCTAGATACCAATCCAAACACGCTGATCACTGACGCCAACTGCCCGCACAGCGCATCGGTGACCAAGGCTGCCGGCCGGGTTTTTGCGATCAACGGTGAAACGGTGCGCTATTGCGCCGTGGGTGCCGCGCGCGACTGGACCACAGCCAGCGATGCCGGATTTCTGCCGACTGGCTTGCAGCAGGACACCAAAGAGCCGTGCACCGCAGTTGGCACCTTCCAAGATTCGCTGGTGGCCTTCTATCCTGAGGGTGCGCAGATATGGAATGTGGCCACAGACCCCAGCGCAAACAGCATCAAGAAGCGGATTGCTGGCGTCGGCTGTTCCTTCCCCCAGTCGCAGGCGGCATGGGCCTCTGACTTGGGCTTCTTAAGCCACTATGGCTTCCGGTCGATGACCGTGACCCAGAGCACCGACCGGATCGACGACATAGACATTGGTGTGCCGATTGATCCGCTGGTCGTTGCTGACATCAAGACCTCGAACACCATCGCGCCTTCAACGCGCATTGATCCTTTCGGCGTCTGGATTCCGCAGCTTGGCCAGTATTGGTGCATTTTTGACAACGGAACCACATCCAAGGTGTGGGCCTATTCCTACAGCCGCACCTCGAAGGTCGCATGCTGGTCGGATTACACGCTGCCTGTGCGCGTCACCGGCTTGACCACGCTCGGCGGCACGGTCTATTTGCGCACGGCCACCCAGCTCTACACGGTTGACGCCGACACCTACACCGACAACGGCACAAGCGTGCCCGTTGAAGTGCAGATGGCCTTCCAAGACGCCAAGTCTCCTGGCATCTTGAAGCAGTTCACTGGAGCGGATTACGTGATGGAGGGCTCGGCCACCATCGCCTTCAAGTACGACCCGCGCGACCAAGGTAAGGAAACCATTCCGCAGTTGGTGACCGGTGACACCCGCCCGGGCGATGTCGTCCCGCTGGAAATATGCGCGACTGCATTGGCTCCTGTGTTCCGGCATGAAGCGGATGAGGCCTTCGAAATGTCTCAGGCCACCTTCTACTACTACGTGCTTGGGGCTATCGGCTGATGGCGCGGTTTGAAGAGTTGAGCCTTGCGCATGCGCTGGACGTGGTGGCAGCGATGCGCCCGCTTGATCGGATGTGCGTCCAAGCGCTGCTGGGAGACATCAGCGATGAAGCATTTGCAGTGAACCGCTGGCAGAGCTACGGCCCAGCCTGGGCGCTGGTGGATGACAGCGGCCAGGCACTGGCCATCGGCGGCGTTTCGCTCCCCAACGACTGGACGGGCGTGATGTGGCTGGTGTTGCGCGACGGCCTGCCGCTTGAAACGTGGCGAAAACTCATTCGACACACGCGCACAGTGATTGGCAATGCACTCGACCCAGCAAATAGCAGCCATCGGCATCGGCTTGAAGCCCATGTGCTGGAAAGCTGGGGCGATGCGAAAAAGCTTGTGCAGGCGCTTGGGTTTGAGTTCGAAGGAACTCGCCTGGCAGCAGGCCGAGACGGACAACACATTCAGCAATGGGCCATCGTCGGCCCGGTGAAGGGGTAGGGTATGGCTGGCTATGTAGGCGCTGGTGGGCAGTGGATTGAATCGCCGGATCAGCCGGCAAATAGCCTTTTGGCTTCCCTGGTGTCAGGGTATGGGAATGGCTCAAGCCGCAAGACGGGGCTGATTGTCGGTACCAGCATTGCCGGCCAGTCCCTGCGTGCTGTCGCCGCTTACACCTCTTCGATTACGGCAACGCCCATCAAAGCGGGCCAAAACCAGATTCAACTGGTGGCTGGCGGTGTGACTGCGCTCGGTGCTGCAGTCAATGACTACCTTGCGTTTGGGTTGTGCAACCAGCAGTTCTGGGTTGCCAAAATCACGGCCATCGCGACCGATTTGGTCACGATTGACCGCCGCTTGCCGCGGCTCATGCGTGCTTCAGCCGGCGTCTCGAAGGTAACAGCCCCAACCCTTTGGGCGGCTCAGCATCGGGCTGGCTTGGGCATCTTTGGCGCCGTCAACCAGATGCTGGGCGGCCCGCTTGACCTGCTGCCAGGTCATGGCCATGGCGGGGCGCTGGGTTCTGAAATTCTGGCCGCGCTGCCCGCGCTGCTTGCATATCACCGCCCCGCTGTTGTCGCGCTGCACTTGCTGGACAACGACACAGTTGGCACGACCAGCATTCAAGAGATGCGCAATGTGATCGACGCCGCAGCGCAAATGTGCGTGAGCGCGGGGGCGAAGCCTGTCTTCGCTGCCCCATTGCCTAGCGATAGCCTGTCGGCGGCCCGCGCCGCTGCATACGATGACGCCGTGGCCTACACGCTCTCTGTTGGCCAGCGTTTCCCCACTGCGATTGGCATCGATCCCGGGTCGCTCTATATCGACAAGTCCAACGGCTCCTTTCCTCGCCGTCCGCTCGCAGGCTGGACGGACGGTGTGCATCCGAATGGCGAGAAGCGCTACCAGATCGCGGCGGGTGTCTTGGAGCAGTGCCGCCCGGCCTTTGGCACTGCGACTAGCCTGGCGCAGCTCATGATCGGGCCGAATGTTCTGCTGTCGGGCTCTGGCGGTACGGCCAACAATCTGGTGGGCGGCTCCGTTGTTCCTGACGCCACCACGATCACCGCGCAAGCCGGTGTGACGCTGGCTACATCTCGGGAATCGTCCGGTGCGCTCAAATTCGATCTGTCGATCCCAGGCGCATCGAACGTCTCAAGCACACAAGCAACAGTTGTTCAGGTCTACACCTTCCCACCCACCTGGGCGCCCGACACCTTTGTTCGTTCTGTCGCTCGCGTCCGTGTCGATCAAACCGTCAATGTGTCGATGCTGCAGTTGGACTGCGCCCTGGGCGGTGGCACCGTATCCACCAGTTTCCGCGAGGTCAACACGCACGACGAAGCGGCAGGGCAGGGCCGGGAGTTCTTCTTTGAGACGCCTTGCATTCCGGTCGTTGACCCGGCTGCCACAACGATCACCGCAACCTTCTCGATGCGGCCCGACACCGTTGGCTCGCCATCTGGCGTCGTCGCGAAGTTCACCGTGCTTGAGATGGGCTTCCTCTTGTCTTCGCAAGGCGAAATGCTCACCTAATTCCCATACCTTGCCGACAGGTATTGGAACCATCCTGCCATTCGTGGAGAAAACCTCCCCGCCAAACGCTGAGACTTGGCCTCAAGAAATGAAAGTGAGGTGCCTATGGGCGGCGGTGGCGGTGGAGACGGTGGGTATCAGGCGAGACAAGACGAAATCGAGCGCAAGAAGGCTGCGGCACGTTCGCGGCTGAATGCGATGTTCGGTGTGTCAACTGCTGGCCCGGCTGCATTTTCGACAGCAGGTCGCCCGGGCTTCTTGAACAATGTCGGCGGCGAGGTCGCCGCCAGCTTGGGCGGATCAGCTGGCGGCGACACAACCGGCGCCGATGAGGCCGCAGCCAACAAGGCAGCGCGCGACCAGCTCTACAGCCAGGTTCGCGATAACGCCTTTACCGCTGGCAAGCGCGGGTTTGACGAGCAAAAGACAAGCGCCACACGCAACAACAAGTTCGCCCTGTTTGCCAATGGCCTGCAGGGCGGAAGCGTCGACATTGATCAGAATGCCTTGCTCGACCGCACCTACAAACAAGGTCTCCTTGACCTTGGCGCCAAGGCCGACGCCACCAAGGCCGACATGATGGGCAACGACGAACAGACCCGCTTGGGGCTGCTCCAGTCGATTGACGCCGGCATGGATGAAGGCAGCGCGCTCAGTTCAGCTATGAACCAAATGAAGGTGAACAGCGACCGCGCCACCGCACAGGCCCAGGGCACCGCCTTGGGTGACTTGTTCGGCAACGCCGGCTTGCTCTACACAAAGAACCAGGCCAGCCAGGGCGCGCAGGCGGCCGGCGACTGGTGGAAGAACTACAACCGCGGACGCAGCACGCCGAATACTGGCGCTTCTGGCTCCGTCTACAACGGCAGGATCTAATCATGGCCGCATACGCACCTTACCTTTTGATGGCGGCCGGCACTGCGGCTGATGTCGTCGGCCAGCGAAACGCAAATAGCGAGCGGCGCGACATCATGAACCGCGCGATGGAGAAGACCGCACAGAACCAAGACCGCGCCACAAAGCAAGTCTTGGCCGAGGGTAGCAACTACGGCACCAAGCGGCTGACCGATGTGGCCACGCAAGAGCAATCGGCATTGGCTCAAGCGCTCAAGGATGTCGGCGGAGGCACTCCACAAGAAGGCGCTGGAGCCCAGGTCATCAACGGCGCAGGCGATGCCGGCCAAGTTTCAGGCGACTACCTCAAAGCTAAGGCAGACCGCGCGATCAGCGAAGGCGACCGGCTCACCTCAGTGGCCAGGGAGCTGGCGAAGGTGCGCGCGCCCGGCCAACTGATGACCGCCGAAGGCATGCGCCGCAGTGACCTCACCGAGCAGCTGGGTAGCGCAGCGTCCACAAACCGCAATCAGGCTCAAGCAGCCAGCCAGGATGCTCAAGCCGTGGAAGCGCCATGGTATGGCCAGCTTGGCAAGGTCGCATCCACCATCGGCGGGCTGTGGGCGGCCACCGGTGGTATGGGTGGAGGCAGTAAGCCAGACCCGTATTCGATCAATCCGAAGGGTGTGCGCCTGGGCGATCCAGCCCCCCGCATTCGCTTCTAAACAAGGGGGCATTCATGCCGCGCTCATCTTTCAATACCGGCGTTCTGGGGGGCATGAGCACAGGCTTATCCCGGCTTGCCGGTTCTCTACTGACAAAAGGTCAGGCCTACCAGCAGGGCTATGACACCGAGAACCTGAACCAAGGCCGCATCGCGCAGATGCTGTCGCAGATCGACCAGAACAACGCCCAGGCAAACAAAGCCGGCGCCGAAGCTGACCACAAGCGCTACGAAACCAGCATCTTGCAGCGCCGGCCGGATCAGTTCGAAGAGCAAGCAGCGCTTGCCTCAAACACGGATTTGCCCATGGTGCGGCTGATCCGCGAGTCGATTGCAAAAGGCCAAGCCCCGCAGATCGAAATGGCCGGCCCGACGGAAGACGGCAATCCACTGATGGGCGATGTTGATCCAGGCAAGGTTTCAGCCGTCAAGCAAGCCTTGATGCGGTTCATGCCCGTGGTGACGAATACCGGCGACCTGAAGATCGATGATTGGGCGAAGGCCCAGGGCGCGTACCGCAACATGGATCTTGGCGATCAGGTGCTGGCGGGCTCGCGCACCGCGGCCGACATTGGCCGTTCGCAGGCAGCAGTTGAGGCAAAGCCGCTTTATCACGCGGACCCAAGCGGCGCCGTGCTGGATCTGTTCAGCGGTGGGCTGGACACAAACAATCCGATGGCGAAGAGCACCATTGCGCTCAGGGGCGAACAAGCAGGGGCTCAGCGGGCCAACGCGGCGCAGTCATACGCTTCGGCGGATAGCTCGCGGGCTACGGCAGCGAAGACCAGGGCAGAGACCGAAGCCGGAGCCAAGGGCACTTATGACCCGACTCGCGGTGTGATTGTCGATGTTCGCGGTGGCACGGCGCGGCCCGTGCTGGGGCCTGATGGGCAGCCGATGGGCGCCAAGGACAAAGATTTGACGGATGCCCAGGCAAAGGCCAACTTGTTCGGCTCTCGCATGATGGAGGCGGACAAGGTGATTGCGTCAATGGCTGGCAAGTATTCGCCAGCAGCGGTCAATAGCAAAGTTGCTGCGGGCGAAATTCCAGTGATTGGCGGCGTGGCAGGCCTTGTGGGCAACAAGATGCTGAGCGAGTCCAGTCAGCAAGTGGAGCAGGCCCAGCGCGACTTCATCAACGCGGTGCTGCGGCGCGAGTCTGGAGCAGCCATCGCGCCAAGTGAGTTTGCCAATGCGGCCAAGCAGTATTTCCCGCAACCTGGCGACAAGCCGGCGACCCTGGCGCAAAAGGCGCGAAACCGAAAGCTTGCCGTGGACGGCCTGATGGCGGAAGTGCCTGCTGGTAAGCGCTACACATCTGGAAGCTCTTTGCCAGGCGCTCAAGGTGGAGCTACTGGCGGCTGGGATGCGCCAGCCCCCGGAGCAGTCATTGATGGATTCAGGTTTAAGGGCGGCAATCCTGCCGACCAGGGTTCATGGGAGCCAGTGTGATGAGTGGACCATGGGAAAAGTTTGCGAACCAGTCTGGGAGTCCGGCTTCCGAGCAGGACCAGCCCGCCGGGCCATGGGCTCGCTTTTTGGCGCCGCAACAACCAGCTGGGCCGGTTGGTAATGCCTCGGCCGGTGGTGTGATCGGCGGCATCAAGATGGGTTTCCGTGACCCAATTGACGCGGGCGCGCAAATGCTTGTTCATGTGTTGCCTGATGGCATCGTTCGCACAGGCAATCGTCTGAATAACTGGCTGGCAGATGTTGGCGTACCTGGCATTGCTCGGCTCGAAGGCCCTGATGCGCCAAACCTATCTGGCCTGGTCTCCGGCAAGCAAGCCAGTGCAGCATCGCCAGTTGATCGGATGGTTGAATCGGTCAACTCTCAATATAGCGCTGACCGGGCTGCAGCGGGCCGTGACGGCATCGACCTCGCACGCCTGACTGGCAATGTGGCAAACCCGGTGAACATCATCCCCGGCAATGCGCTGATGAAGGGCGCCACGGGCATGAAGGCTCTGGCCATCGCAGGCGCCAAAGCTGGCGCCCTGGGCGGTGCGCTGCAGCCGGTGCTTGGGAGTACGGAAAACTTCTGGACGGACAAGGCCGAGCAAGCGGGCGCCGGCGCGGCGGCTGGAGCCGTGATGACGCCGCTGGCGGCAAAGGCTGGTGACGCTATTGGTAAGGGCCTGCAGCGCGTTTCGGAGCGGTTTCAGGGTCAGGGCGGCGGCCCTGTGGTGATCGGCCGCGGCGGCGTGTCGCCTGCTGATCTTGATGTCGCGGTCAATCGGCTGCTGCAAGCTCAGGGCATGAAGGCCGAGGAAATGCCGCCCGCCATCATTGACAGCATCAAGCGCCAAATTGGCGAGTCGTTGACCAATCGAGGCAAGATTGACCCGGCTGCTGCTCTGCGCCAGGCGCAAGCTGAAGCCGTGGGCCTGACCGGTGACGCTGCACCGACACTTGGCCAGCTGACCCGCGAGCCCATGCGCTACGCCCAAGAGCGCAATATGTCTGGCATCGTCATCAACACGCCACAGGGGCCGAGCAACCCGCTGGCTACGCGTTTCACAAACCAGAACCAGCGCTTGCAGGATCTTTTTGATACCGCAGGGGCTAAGGGCGCAGTGAATGCGCGCGAAGCTGGGGCGCCGATCATGGACGCACTGCGCCAAGCCGACGAGCCGGTAAAGGCTGGTGTGGATGAGCTTTACACAGCCGCCCGCGGCATGAATGCAGGCCGGGCCGCTGAGCTGGACCGCGGTCACTTCAATCAGACCGTCAATGCGGCGCTGGATGAGGGGATGTGGGGCCAATACGTGCCAGCCGAAGTGCGCGGCATGATGAACGACATTGCATCTGGAAAGTCTCCGTTCAATGTTGACGCTGCGGTGCAGATCGACAGCATCTTGTCGGCAGCACAGCGCGGCTTTCCACAGAAGTCGCCCCAGGCATCAGCAATCGGCGTGATCCGCGACCACCTGAATAACACGCCATTCGCGGCTGAGCAATGGTCGCAGCGCGCGCCAGGTGTTGCCGAGGCTGCGCGCGCGGCCGGCGTGGTCGACAACGGGATTGATGATGTGGCTTTTCGTGAAGTCGGACGGCAGGCTCTGCCCAGCGGTCAACGCGCATTGCCCAGGCCTTCTGGCTCTGCATTGGCCACAGAGGCGGATATGGCCATGCCTGCCGGTGGCGCACAGGGAGCAACCGCTGGCCAGCGCATGAGCGATGGCGAAGCCGCGCGCCAAGCATTCGAGCAGGCCCGGCAAGCTGCCCGCTCGCGCTTCTCGACCATTGAGGACACGCCAGCCCTTAAGGCCGCATTGGAAGGTGAAGCGCCCGACGACTTCGTGCGCAAGTATGTCCTTGGCGGCAAAGCCGAGGATCTGCGCAACTTGCGTCAAGTGCTGCAGAACAGCCCCGAGGCCTTGGCCCAAGCGCGGGCACAGATTGCGGACCATCTGAAGCGCGCGGCCTTCGGTGAGAACCTGGCCGGTGACAAGGTGTTCGCTCCTGAGCGCTACGCCCAAGCTCTGCGGAACCTGGGGCCGGATCGCCTGCGTGTGTTCTTTGACCCTCAGGACGTGATGCGCTTCAACTTGGCGGGCAAGGTGGCGGCGGACATCAACTCGGAGCCGGCCGGCGCAAAGAATGCGGTGAACTATTCCGCCTCAAGCTCTGCGCTCTTCAACCTGTTCCAGAAAATCATTGAGTCTCCGTTGGTGCGAAACGTCCCAGGCGTTCGGTCGCTGGCCAATCAGGCGGGAGAGATAGCAAACGAGCGGGCTGTGCAGGGCCTGGCTGTTCCTGGCTCAGCGGTTTCTCAGCAACCGCGCGAACTTTCGCCCGAAGCTGTACGCGCGCTGCAGCGACTCTTCGCGCCTGCGGCGGTCGGCGCCGGCGCGGCGGCTGGCTCTGGCGTCTAACAACAGCATCACCAAGCCCCAGAACATGGGGCCGATTACTGCGGCAAGGATTACGCGCAAAGTGTCGTATTCGGCAGGCGTCATGTCGCAAGTCTAGCGCGCCTGACTTCTTGGACAAAACGCAGCACACGAACCGGCCAAATGGTCGGCATGAGCCAAGCACCAACCTACACCCGGGCAACCGGCTTTGCCAACGAAGAGCGTGACAACGTAGGCGGCCGGTCTACGGTGCGAACTGCTCAAGTTGATGCAGAGCTGGATGCGATTTCCACCTCGATCAATGCACTTCAGGCCAATCAGGCGCTGAATCAGCGCGACGATGGCGAGATCCGCGACGGGCGGGTCAAGATCCCCGCCCTTGCCAGCGAAGTCCTCGCCCTGCTGATCTCCTATGGTGTAACCCCACGCGGGGCGTGGCTCACAGCGACCACTTATGCGCTGAAGGATTTGGTGAGCCAGGGTAGCAATACCTATATGGCCACAGTCCCGCATGTGGCTGGAACATTCGCGACGGATCTTGCTTCAGGTAAGTGGCTACTGCTTGCATTGGGGGCAACTCCAACCGCAGCGGCGATCCCATTCACGCCTACAGCAACGATCTCGTCATCTACGATTCAGGCAGCCATTGAAGAGGCTGATAGCGAGGGGCGCGCGCTTTCAGCCGCAGCGCTTACTGCCGCTGGAGTTGTTCAGAATTCGGTGAATTCGCTGAGTGCTGATCTCGCCAGCAGTAGCGCAGGTAAGGGCGATGCCCTGATTGCCGTCAAGCAGCCGTTTACCGGGGCAGTGGAGCGCACGCAGCACGACAAAAATCAAGAGTCTGTCCACATCAAGGACTTCGGGGGAGTCGGAGACGGCGTTGTAGATGACACTGCGGCTTTTGAAAAAGCTGCCGCATATCTTCATTCGGTCGGAGGCGGGGAGTTGAACCTCGATCAACTCACCTACAAAGTGACCGGAACAACCGATTTCTTTCGCGGTACCGCAAAGCCGATACGATTGGTCGGCAAGTCGCGCTTTGGGACTGTGATTGCAGCGCATGGAAATTTCGTGGTGTTTCAGCACGCCGAATATTTCGAGGCAGAGAATTTGTCAGTTATCCAAACTGGCACCCCAAAAACTGGCACTGCATTTGCAACGCCAACAGGCAAGCAAGCCGCTTACTGCAAATTTGAGGGCCTGAATATTGAGGGCTTCCGGTTCGGCCAATGGTGGCGCTACAGCATTTGGAACACGGTAAAGGACGTCAGATGGTTTAATTGTGGCGTTGGCCTGAAGGGCTCCAGAAATGCCAATTTCACCACGTCCGGGAACGACACAAACCCCGCCGCGCCAGGCGCTTGGAATCTAGACCCTGGCTTTTTCCACAATCACAACAGGTTCGAGTTGTGCGTTGCTGATGGGTGCGAAATCGGCGTGTGGGGCACATTCCACACGACCTATTTTGACCTGACATGTCAGAACGGAACCGGAACCGGCAGCGGTAACGCTGTGGCCCCGGCTGGCTTGGCAAACATCGGGCTTTGGCTGCAGAACAGCGGGAGCGGCACTTCGACTTTCGGAGCGACCAGCAATATTGTTGAGATGTATGCAGAGTATGTCCAGCAGCCCATCGTTTCAGATTACGCCGACTACTCACTGCAAAAGCTATTTGCGCAGGGCGGGGCAAACTCAGGAAGCGCGTACAAGCAAATAATTGCCGCGACTGGTGGGTCTGTCAATGCCGTCGGTGTTCCTATCTCTGCGTCTGATTTTTTCCAGTACAAATTGGTTGCGGCCAATTGCACTGTTATTGGCGACATTTCAAACAATGGCGCATCAGCCACTATTGCCCCTGAAAGCCTCACCTCGGCTTCGTACTACCAGTTTGGCATGTCCTCCGGGGTTACCACTGTTTGGTCATTAACGGGGGTGGCAGACCAGCCCGTCGCCACTGCAATCAATCGGAACACCTACGATATAGCGGTTGTTGGGTTATATAACGGTGCAACTGTAGTAAGTGGCCGGTGGCTTGTTTCGTTCTGGCAATCTGGGCTGTCACGCGTCCAGGCGGATGCCGGTAACTCCTCCGACCTCTCGGTGAACGTCAGCGGGTCAACGATCCAAGTACGTACTGGCAACCCGCTGGGCTACGACCTGCGTGCCACTGTGATCCGACATCGCGCCATGTCTCAATCCCCTTACACGAACTAAGTCATGAGTGACCAACACACGGATGCAGGAGGTGGCGCGATGGCAATGGCAAAAGTTGCAGTCGCTTGGATGGGGGCGCTTGTCGGCTCAATCACGTTGCAGCAGGTGGTGCTTGTGCTGACGGCGATCTATACGGCGGTGCAGCTGTATGTGCTGGTGCGGGACAAACTGATTCGGAAGGATGAGTGATGGGTGGCTTACTTTCATTCCTCGGCGGCACGGCGTTTCGCTGGCTCTTCGGTGAATTGTTCGGCTACCTGAAGGAGAAGCAAGAACACGCGCAAGAGCTTGAGCGAATGCGGCTGACGATGGAGCAGGACGCCCAGCGCCACCAATGGCAACAAGAGGCCATCGCGGCGCAGGCGGCGGCAGGTGTGAAGGTCATCGAGGCCCGGACCGAGGCCAGCGCCAGAGCCATGTCGGATCAGATGCTTCTGACCACGATGCAATCCATGGGCACGCCGAGCGGCATCAAGTGGATCGACGGCTTCAATGCATTGATTCGTCCAGAGCTTGCGCAGGTCAGCATCATCCTGCTGGTGTGCAATGCCTTCTGGCCGCAGCATGTGGTGTTGACTGGCCTTGTTGGCGAGGTGGTCTGCGCGGCCTTGGGCCTTTTCCTGGGTGGTCGGATCAGCAGCACGGGCCGATGATCGTCGATCAGATCCTGGCGTTGCTCTTGCCGTTGCTGGAGCGGTTTGAGGGTCTGAGACTACGGCCATACCTTTGCCCGGCCGGCGTGCCGACGATTGGCCTGGGCAGCACTCGCTACCTCGATGGGCGCCCGGTGCGACTCACCGATCCACCAATCACCCGCGAGCATGCCTACATCCTGGCCCGCGAGCAAATCCTGCGCGATTACCTGCCTGCCGTCCTCAAGCTCTGCCAGGGCGCCGACACAGATGGCCGTGCGGCTGCGCTGGTGGACTTCGCCTACAACTTGGGCGCGGGCAATCTGAGGGCGTCAACGCTGCGCCGCAAGGTCAATGCCGGCGACTGGCCTGCCGCTCAGCGGGAGCTGCGCAAGTGGGTCAGAGCAGGCGGGAAGGTGCTGCCGGGGCTGGTGCTTCGGAGAGAAGCTGAGGCGGCGCTTGTTGAAGGGAGTGGCCGGTGATGTGGCTTACAGGTCAAGGAAGTGCATTGACACATCGTAATCACTAATGCCTGCCGTGATGTAAAACGACCTTGGCACATCAGCAACCGAGACTGGAACCCCTTGAAGCGACAAACTGTGCAGCACCGAGCCAGGAAGGCCGGATAGTTTGGTTATCGCCTCTGCATCGCGGCGGCTCAGCACGACCAGAGCAGGCATCACGCAAGACTCAATCAGTTGGGTTGTCAGCTTCTGAAATGGGGTCATTCTTGCTCCTGATTGAAGGGAGTGCCCGGCGCCACACGCTTATCCCGGGAGGCTTGGCAAGTCACTCTCACAAAACCGGGCAGGGCGCTACACCTGCAATGTGTTCTAGGCTTCATCCGGCTTTCGCCTTTGCCCTGGGCCACCTACCTGCCCATTTCCAGTTGGATTTTTGAGGTCTGGCTGATCCCTCGTTGCGTGTCATCTTCCCACGCCGCCGGTTTTGTGAAAGCCACCCGTCGCGGGTGAGCCTTGATTTTACAAGAATCACACCAGAATCGCACTGGATTTTCGTCAAGTATCTGCAAGCTGTTGATTTCGCTTGCAAAAAATGGCGGAAGCTGTGAGATTCGAACTCAGATGCGCAGGTATTGAGGGGGATTGCAGGGGACTGCTTCATAGATAGGACTACCTCTGCGATCCCTTCGAATCCTCAACAATCACACCGGGAATCACACCAAGAAAGCGCTCTAGTTGGGCCTGCTCTGCCGCGTTGCGCTCTCCGTCCAGCCACTTCGCGTAGGTCGTGTGGAACATCTCTATTGAGTGGCCCAGCTGGTTCGCGCAGTAGGCCGACTTCAGCCCCGCCATCAGCATCATTGTCGCGTAGGTATGGCGCGTGTTGTACGGGCGCCGGTAGCGGATCGTCAGCGCCTTCAATGCAGGCTTCCATGTCTGGTCGTTGAACTGCTTTTCGCTGCTGTACGGCTCGCCTGTGCGGTGGTTCAGGAACACATGCTTGCCCGCCAAATAGGTGCGCGGCTTCTGCCTCAGGATCGCGGCCATGGCGCGGCTATTCAGGTCAACCGTCCGCGCCTTGCTGGTCTTGGTGCTGTCCTTGTGCTCGCCTCTCACTAGCGCCTCAGCCACGACCATGTGGCGGCGCTTGATGTCGATATTGCCCCACTGCAGGCCCAGCGCCTCGCCAGTCCGCAGGCCGGTGAAAAACCTGAACTCGGCAAAGTCTGCCGCGGCATCGCCTGACTGCTCGCGGATCTTTGCAATGATCTTGTCCGCCTCGGCCTGGCTGAATGGGTCAATCGGCGGCGGCTGATGGGGCAGGGCGTCGATCTTGCTTGCCGGGTTGGACTGCATCACGCCATCGTCCACGGCCTCGTCAAGCGCCCGGCGCAGCACCGATGTGTAGTCGTTGATCGTCTTGCCTGATAGGCCAGGATGGGCCGCAATAACCTTGCGAATGTCGGACGGCTTGAGCAGGCGTGGCAGTTTCTTCCCAATTTCACCCGTCCAGAACTTCGCGGCGCTGGTGTACTTGGCGATGGTCGATTTTGGGGCGCGGAGGGTCTTCACCCAATCGTCCAGCAAGGCCGACAGCGTGCCGTCACCCACGCCCGCTTCCTCGGGGAAATACTCGGCCAAACTGAACACGCCGAGGGCGATCTTCTGGCGAATTTCCGCCACCAGCCGCTCAGCGAATTTGATGTTGGCCGGAGTTGGTCGCATTGGCTCGCCCTCTGCCTTGAGGGTCAGGCGGCGATGCTGGCCGGAGTGCGTGAAGCTGACTTGGATCGACGTTGCGCGGGGGGTGACGCCCGTCCCATTTCTACCCATTTGTGATACCCCTCAATGATGATGTGGCGCCGGCCATCGGGCGCTCTCATCCAAACAACACCCTCCGGCCAAACGCCGGAATCAATCTTCTGCTCAATCGCCTTGACCGTGTAGCCGGTCAATTGCGATGCAAGCTCAATAAGCACGTATTTTGCGTGACTCACTTGCTCACTCCTTCC